TGAAGTATTGTCGTGCGTTGAGATCAGCAGCAGGTGCAGTGATCAGGTAATGTTCTTCAGGGAGGAAGTCATCATCACCAAGATGGGAAGCAAACCCACGATTGTAATCATGAGTGTAGGTGGCATCAAACTTAAGTTGAACGGTTGCTTCGTAAGTCATAGGTTTGTGTTGAGGAGTGAACTGTAAATCAACCGATCGAAGGAGCGGTCAAAGCGACAGGAGCAGATTGGATAGAAGCAAGGTCAAGTGGGAAGTTGTGAGCATTGCGCTCGTGCATCACTTCCATACCAAGACCAGCACGATTCAAGATGTCAGCCCAAGTGTTAATAACACGACCTTCACTATCTTGAATTGATTGGTTAAAGTTAAAACCATTCAGGTTAAAGGCCATAGTAGATACGCCAAGAGCAGTAAACCAAATGCCGACAACAGGCCAAGCTGCGAGAAAGAAATGCAAAGACCGGCTATTGTTAAAGCTAGCATACTGGAATATAAGCCTCCCAAAGTATCCATGTGCAGCAACGATGTTATACGTTTCTTCTTCTTGACCAAATTTGTAACCATAGTTTTGAGATTCGTTTTCAGTCGTTTCACGGACCAAACTGGATGTGACAAGTGAGCCGTGCATCGCACTAAAGAGGCTGCCACCGAATACACCTGCCACGCCAAGCATGTGGAAGGGGTGCATGAGGATGTTGTGCTCCGCTTGGAACACGAGCATGTAATTGAAAGTTCCCGAGATACCCAACGGCATTCCATCAGAGAAGGAACCTTGACCAAAAGGATACACAAGGAATACGGCTGCGGCTGCCGCGACTGGAGCAGAATAGGCAACACAAATCCAAGGCCTCATCCCAAGTCGGTAGCTAAGTTCCCATTCTCGTCCTGCGTATGCAAAGACTCCGAGAAGGAAATGGAAGACCACGAGTTGATAGGGTCCTCCGTTGTACAGCCATTCATCAAGCGAAGCGGCTTCCCAGATAGGGTATAAGTGCAACCCGATTGCGTTACTAGAAGGCACGACTGCAGCTGAGATGATGTTGTTCCCGTAAAGGAGGGAGCCTGAAACTGGTTCTCTAATGCCATCAATGTCAGTAGGTGGTGCGCCAATGAAGGCTAGAATAAAACAGGTTGTTGCTGCCAATAGGCAGGGAATCATAAGGACACCGAAGTGTCCCACGTACAGACGATTGTCTGTGCTGGTCACCCAGTTGAGATAGTTATCCCACAGTGATGACCGTTTCTTGTTTAGTGCGATTGTCGCGGTCATTGTAAAATGCTAATACTTCGTTTGCTTTTGCCGACCGCCGTTCACCGAAGAAGGGTAGCATTTCATTAAGGAGACGGGTAACATTCTCTCTGTTACCTGTTTGCCACTTCCAAGCATCCTTTGTTTGATGGGGACGACGGGGACAGTATGTAATTCTGTTTTGGCAGTCAGCAAGCCTGGCAAACTTATTAAGAACGTCCTCATCTGTGCTGACTAGTTGAAGGTAACAATAACCTTTTTTCTTACTAATGGAGATAGAACCTTCACCTTCGAAGAGTCCTGCCATCCATGCAATGTCTGCGATGTTCACTTGAGTTTATTTAAAAATGAATATGCGTATCTTTCTCTATTACCTTTGATACCCCAACCTAACCAATAGTAGGCAGCGTTCATGTAATAAGAAAGTTGTTGATGGTTAGTCTGGAAATGATCAAGCTCATGTCGAAACTGAAGCTCGTTAATCATATAACGGGTCTGTCCCTCCAGACTACTAGGATCACACCCGTAGCGTTTACAGAACCTACCAAGACCATAGTAACGTCCTGGAGTAGTCCATTGAATTAAACCATATCCACCACGAAGGCAGCGATCATAAGGTACAATTGCTCCGCCTTCGCAGACTTTAGATTGGAACCTACTTTCTTGTTGAATGTTACCCATGACTACCGCCAAGGCAACTTTATCTTTGATCTCCGCTTTTAACTGCAGTTGCTCTAGGACGTATTGCTCAGCGGGAGTACATTGAGGACATTCAATCATAATAATAAATAGGATGGTTTAGGGTTTCATTTTTTCTTTGCAGTCTTAGCAGACTTGCGAAAGTTTTCAGCGGTAGGAGCACCTTTGCTCCCAGGTTTCCGCATCTTTTCTCCACTACCAGCAGCAATGCGTTTGCGTTTGGCGTGGATGTTTGCGTAAAGACCGTCTTTAGGCATTACCAAATACCAGGAATAAGTTGACCAGTAAAGGCATACGCTCCAAGCGCAGCCATCACACCGAGCATGGCAAGCCTGCCATTGAGACGCTCGGCGCGTTCGTTGTGAGATTCGAGATAGTTAGGGTCCATGTAAATAGGTGGTTCTTTTGCGTAGATGTTGTAACGGTTGCCGTCTTCAGTAACAGTCGTCATCAGAAGGATACCTCTGAACGACTGAGTTTGTCAATAACATCTTGACGATAAGCAGGATCATTGTCATAACGAGGATCATTCATAGCTTGAATAAGCTCCGCTTGACTACGGAAAGTGCTTTGTGCTTCTGCAGGTTTACCTTGCAGCATGTTCCCTTCGGATCCCATAGCGTCAGTGTATTGTGAGTAAAGTCCTTTAACAGCAAACTTAATTTGAGACATATTACCGTTCTCAATCATAGCGTCATACGCTTCAATTTCATCTGAGCTAAAGTTTTCTTTAGCCCAATTGATTACATTAGCATACGTCTCTTGTCCTCCAACACTATCGTAAATGGAAGACACTTCTGATTCAGAGAGATCCCGTGAAACAGTTTGAGGTTGTGATTTAGACAGAGCTTCAAACACATCTACTGATGACATTTCATTCAGTTTCTGTGCAGCCTGTGGGTCAAGCTTGCCAGTCTCTAGATAACTAGAGTAGGCATCTTGCAGCCAATCAGATTCAGGCTCTTGAGTTTCTTCAACTTGTTCCTCTTGATTGCCTAGCTTTTTCTGAAGTGCAAGGTAAGCTGCTTCAAGTTCTTCAGTGCTGTTATATTTACCAGCAAGTTTTGCGTTATGTGCTTGCTCTAGTTCTTCACCGATAGCAAGAGAGTCTGCCTCTTCAGCAGCCATGGATGACATAACCTCTGCAGGCACACTATTATCAGATGTAAATACTTCTGCCATTATTGAATAGGTGGTGTGGAAGGTGGTACGACATCAGTACCCATCATTTGATTGGCAGCAATGTCAGCGTTCTCATTTTTAGTAGGATCAGCAAGGGGAGAGTTAAGGATCTGACCAGTTTGTTTGGTCATCTCCAACTGTTGTTGCATCTGCATGTTCTGCTGTGCTTCTTGTTGTTGTTGATCCATCGACTTCACAAGGTTGAGAACATCGATACCTTGTGCAGCCGCCAGACGTTTAATAGCTTCGTCTGGATTAAGGTACTGCATCATTGCTTCAGGTCCAAGCGTCTGAGCAATTGTCATAATGAATTGTGTCAGTGCTTCACGATCTGAACTTCTACCAAGTGCATTGATACCAGCAACAATAGTAGGTTTAACTAGATCCTTAGGATACCTTGGAAGCTCCCCGCTACGCTGCAACACTAGCAACTTACGGTTAAGATAGGGGACAAGGAACTCAACAGTTAGCAAACTAAACAGTCCACCAAGTTGTGCTTCAAGCTCCATCTGAGTAAGACGAATCTCTTCTGCAGTCACACGTTCTGCATTACGAGGATTCATGATAAGGAATGCCTCAGCAATACGACGTTCAAGTGTTTGCATTTGCTGCAAAGCTGTGGCAAAGTCAGCAGTCTTACCAACCTGTACAACAGCTACGTCATCAGGTCGTCCCTGGATGATCGCACCGTTGCCTGCCTTGGCCAGCGTCTGGGGTTTAGTAGTAGATGAGGGGGACACCAGGAAGACTACTTTAGCAGCTGCTGCAGAGCCTTCTGTAATAGCCTGAGAGAGTGCTTCAAGGGATCGTAGATCACCAATAAATTCCTCTACCCTACCTCGTCCATAGTTTTCTCCATCAACGGAGTTAAACCTCAGCACCAACCAAGGCGACGCATCCTTAGGAGCTTTACCTTCTGTGCCAAGAATCTTTTTATCAAATGCTTCTTGATGCCATACCCATCGATTGTTATCTAATTTACAGTGAGTGTAAACTTCAACATCATTGAGTGTATTGACAGTATTGTCTTGACTAGTTAGTTTGTCTTTAGTCAACTCCTTTGGTAGGAGATCTTTGTTGATAAGTTCTTTAGTAACGATTTCAATTACGTTACCATTACCATCACGCTCTACGACATAACGGTTCAAAGGGTAATGCTTAATCCCCTCTTTACCCATAAACAACAAAGCGTTACCACCAACAACAAGATGTTTAATGGCTTGGTGTACAGTGACACGATCACTAGAAGCAGCAATCGAATCCATAACCATACGCTCAAGTTTAGCAAAACTAAGGTCTAGCTCACTACGAATCTCAGCAGGTAACTCAGTACCTAACTTGTCATCAGCAATCTGTAACTTAAAGAACGTAGTCTGCGGAGGCAGCAACGCTAGCATCAACTTAGATGCCAACGTAACAACTGCTTTAGCACCTACGCTTTGCCAAGGTTGTGTAAGGGACTTGTGGGTAATACGCATCTCATCACGTTGGATAAGATACGGAAGTGTAAGCTCAGAGCATTGAACAGCAATGTCAAGAAACGAAGTGCGGCTGGCGCTAAGAGAATCGTACCTTGATTTAGCAGTCATTTAATTAACCAATGTTTAAAGGTGAGCCAGCTCCTGCACCCACTTGCTGTGCTTGAGCAAGCGAGATAAGAAACTGGGAAATGTTACCACGACGTTGTGGTTTACGTGGACTTTTAATACCTTGCTGTGTTGAAGCAAGGTTAGCATTAGGTTGCTTAGTTACCGGTGGTTTGTATTGGGATTGCTGGGGTTGTGGTGGTGCTTGAGTTGCAGATGGTGGGAGTGCGGTATGACCATAAATAGGTTTACCTTTCTTAGTGTATCCAACAATCCCATAGGTTGAACCCATGTAAAGGTCACCTTGATTCATGATTCCTCCTGAATACGTTGTTTAATCCAATCGATAATGCTTCGTTGACCAGCACGAAACATAATGTGGGTGATTTGATTATCTGGGTGGGGGTTTTCTAATGGGAACTTCTGATCAAGTTCACCAAGTAGACCCTCGAAAGTAAGACCTAAGTTAAGCATACTGAGGGAGGTTTTGGTTTGCATGTTCAAAGAAGGCAGGCATTCGTGCACGTCGTGTGTCAGAAAGCTCTGGCGCCTTACCTTCATACATTAGCCGATCACTAGAATCCAGCCAAAATTTTTTGTCTAAATATTTATCGGCATGTTTACCGAGAGGTTGCATTACCCAATTGATAGTTGCCTTACGGAGTTTATCAAGAGAAGGACTGATGCTATACCCCAGCTCGCGAGTAACGAGACTATTAACTGCAACATGTACTTGTTCGTCACGACTAATATCAGCAGATACGGTTCTCATCCCAGCGTCACCATTAAACCTAAAGAAGGGTAATAGGACGAAAAAGATTGAACGTTCAGCAACCATCGCTTTAACGATAGTGTGATCAGGATGTTCTGTCCAGGCATTACGCAATGCAAAGGCTTCTTTTTCAACTTTCGGATCAATACCCCAAGCATCGGCGACATAACCCAAAGCGAGATCGTGTTTAATTTCATCTTGGACGTTGGATTCCAAGACCTCCCTAGCCAAAGATGGAATTTCAGAGGCGAGCGCATCACGAATAAAATCTCCCACAGGTAGTTCCATATGCCGCAAGGCAAGAGCACGGAGAAGAGCCTCCTCCGCACCCTCCTTGCAGTTCCCTTTGGTAGTAGCTACAGGTGTCCAAGTCCTCTTGCGTTCTAGTAGTTTTTGATAAGGATTCTTCATTCTTGACAATCACAGGTAAATTCTTCATCATTAAAAAGTGAGGCAAGATAATCGTCAACTTCGCTTTCATCTAAAGCAGCATAAGCAGAAGATTTATCCTGCGTATCTCCCATTACTTGAAGTGCGTAATAGAGACTAGTCTGGGGACTATTCAGCCACTCTTCGATAAAGGCGTTGTCATATGTAACAACATCACTCCAACTATTGAAGCTATACCCATGAAGAAGCCCAGTGCGATCAAGCATTGTCATCAGTCCATCAGCCACACGCTTGTAAGCGTCCCAGCCAACTTCTGATGCAATTTCTACAGCGCCATAATCATATGACTCAACACCAAGGGTGCCAGAATCTCGATCAACATGACGTGAAATAGGTGGTGCAATCTCTGGCGTACAAGTGTAGCCGTCGATGTCTTTGCTGCGGTAACTGCAGCTAGCGGTGGGAGCAATAGCAAATGCACGATCCATATTAAACTGTCGTGCAATACTTGCTGCTGATTCAATCCCACTTGCAAATTGTGATACCAACTCAAATGCTGGTGTTTGTACGATCTCACCTTTGTTGTATTGTTCAAGTGCACGTCCGAATTGTTCGTAGCTAACGCCTACACGACGCAACAGGTTAGCCAGACCAAGCATACCTAGTCCGACTTGTCGGTCGATGTCTGGAGCAAGGTATTCACCCGATTTTTCAACTCCAGTGGTTGAGTGCAGTGCACACAGTTGACCCATGCCTTCTGTGAAAGCTCGTGGAATATCGTCGAATTCGCAGGCACCCAAATTGATATGTTGTAAAAGGCAAGTTCCGCGGCTTGGCAGGTACACTTCAAGGCAAACATTACCTCGTACCCTGTTGCCGTTCTTGTCATACTTAATTTTGTTTAACCAGATGTCACCAGAGGCAATGCCTTGAAGGATTTCCCGTTTGTACGGGGTCTGTTGCCACATGTCATCGTTGATGTTGATACATCGTTTGACCCAAGGAAGCTCATGGCGGGGAGTTGTGATAAACTCCAAAATATCCTCATGGTCGCAATCAATATGCAACACCACAGCGCCGTTTTTGAATTTACCACCACGCCGAAGGATTTCATTGAGTGTCGAGTAAATTTTACCAAAAGATACTGGACCACTAGCAGTCAAACCTTTACCATTCTCTGAACCTTTTGGTCGTAGATTAGTAAGGTGAACAGCTACACCAGCTCCATACCGTAAAGCGTGGCTAACAAACCGCCAAGACGCTTCAATACCTTCAGGACCCTCCATAGAGTCATCAACTACAAACACAGTGCAGCTGACAGGCAACCGAGATTCAGGGTCGTCAATCCAGCTTTGGACACGACCAGTACGAGAAATAAAATTAGACATTAGACTAGATCAGACAAATCAGGTGGTTGATAATTAGGTCCTTTAAGGACTTTACCGTCTTCACGGTAGATCGGTTTGCCGTCCTCTCCAAGTTTGGACATGTTTGATTCATGGACACGGACCATTGCATGATCCAAGTCCCAATTCATGTTCTCTGCATATTGATAACAAACGTAAACCAAATCAGCTAGCTCTTTCAAACAATCAGCTCTGGTTTTAATTTCCATGAACTTCATGTTGTATTCAGCTTCAATAAATTCCTTAAATTCCTCAACGATCAAACGTTTCTGTCTCTCCCTCGAAGTCAAGGAGTTCTGTATATTGTACGCTCTTCGGAACTCGATTGCTTGATCGGACAACATGATTCAATTCGTTTTCTAAATAGTGGATAGCTTTTTTGAGATCTTCAATTGCCGAGTCTTTATATCCAGCACGGCAGATGTATTTAATGGCGCACCCAAGATGATAGTTTAGATTTTGATCTCTAATAAAATCCCAGACTTCTATTGATCCTCGGGTGTAGTAGGATGGTGAGTTGGCCATTTTTTTATTAAGTTTGAAATGGTGTTAGAAAGTACAAAGTTTTGGTGTTGTAATGACACAAAAATGGTAATAATATCTTCTTTTTCAGCCTGTGGCAGAAGATCCTGCAGTCGTCTCATCTTGAACGATTGCTCCATCGTTAACTCTGTAATCGGCATCGGGGGACCAAAGGATGGGTCGTTGTCTTCCAAAGTCATAGTCATCATTAGTGAGGATCTTAGCTAGTCGTGCATTTTGTAGAGCAACATCTTCACTAAGATCTTTTTCTGCAAATGCTTTGATTACTGTTTGCCAGGAGTAACCATCTTTTTCAAATAAAGCTTCAGCTCTTTTGATTCCGATACCAGGGACACCTGAATAACCATCTGTTTGATCACCTGCCAGTGTCTGAATTAAATGCCACTTGGCACCTTCTTCTGGTGTGACTGTGAATCGATCAGTTAGGTTGTATATATCTCCAGGTATCTGACGCATATCTTTATCAGGAGATACGATCACATTACCTGGATACTTGGTAGCGTAGATACCCATAGCATCGTCAGCTTCCAAATGAGGTAATTGAATGACACGATAATCGTTCATCAACGCATTGATTACACGCTTGTATCCACAAGGTTTCTTACGATTACGGTGTCCTTTATATGTGTCCAGTATATCTTTACGGAAGTTTTTAGAATCCGAAAAGAACAACACTGGTGCAGCAAATCCACCAAACTCTAATTGAATGTTAATGAGTTCTTTTTGAACATTCTTGTAGGCTTCACTAAACCTAGACGTAACAAGGATAACATCGTCACCCCAATCTATTTCTGTTTCAGCAGCTGCACAGCTTTTATAGACAATATAATCTGCGTCAATAAATAACTTCATTTACCTTGTCCCCTTCGGAGTTTACGTCCGTGTGAAGGACGGCTCCTAACACCATTACCTTGTCGTGTGTGCTTAAACTTAGCACGGGATTCAAACTCAATCGAGGTCAGTGATTTTTTCTTTTTCATTAGTGTACTTCGGACCAGTTTTTTCCAATTTTTGATTCTGCAGCGATTGGGATTCTAAGGTTGTAGAACTCTCCAGCCGCTGCAGCGCTATATACCAAGGATGTTGATAAATCTTTTGCATGTTCAGGATCACACTCAAACTGCAGTTCATCGTGGACAAACGCTAGTTGTGAGCAGCATAGTTTAGTTTGTTCAATAGTCTGTTGGTTGATGAGCATCCAACGTTTAGCTAAGACCGCCGCAGATCCCTGTAAAAGATAGTTGAGAGCTTTATGTGACGAGTCAACCAGTATCTTACGTTGGTCAATTGCCTTAACAAAACCTCGATCCCCAGCAGATTTAACTGCAGCAAGTAGATCACCAAGTCCATCAATGGCACTAACGTAAGCCTTACGAATCTCGGACCCCTTGGCTTTTGCTTTCTTGTCTGAAAGCGATGAATCAAATGATTTCCCAATTTTAACATCCCCTGCTCCATACAGGAAAGCGTACGTTACCGTCTTAACTTGTTTACGTGATATACCAATCTTGTCTGCGTTTACTTGGTGGATGTCTCCGTTAAGGAGGATGTCGGCATATCTGCCAGAATCGTACCTGGCAAGATAGTGAGCAAGCATCCGAAGCTCAATGCCACTAAGATCAGCACCGACCATAACTTGGCCTGGAGTAGGTTTAAATAGTTCTCTGAATCGTCCGTCACTCGGTACTTGCGCTAAGTTGGGATTTTTATGTGACATCCTAAATGTGGCACACCCAACACTACAGTGGTGATGAATACGACTAGCAGTCGTACATAGCTTCAGCCATGCGTTCGTGCCTTCCGAGATCATCCCCAATTTCTTCGTAATATCTAGACACTTCGCAAACTCTGCCGCTATAGAGATTCCACCGGAGGCAATCTCTGTCAGTATAATCTCGTCGATAACAGCTTTCCCAGTAGTCGTCCTCTGGGTAGGAGTCCATCCATAGTGGGTCTCTAGGATCCATGCGATATGATCTCGTGAGGTTGGGTTTAGTTCTTTGAGTCGGACTGATTCGCACCCAGCATAGTAGCCTTGTGTTTTGTTATTTCTTTTAGGATTGAACGTCGAGCCTTGGACGAAAGGGTGCCTGTTTCGTAGTACTTCCTTAGTTTCTTCCAGCTCTTTTTGGAGAGTCGATGCAAGCTTCCATGCAGCTCTCTCATCAAAATACCATCCATGTTGCTCCTGTTCAGTAAGGATTTGTGCGACTTGGTGTTCTAGCGAGCACCAGTCAGGTAGGGGTGGAAATGTTTGCATAGTTTGGTGGTGACTACAACATCTTGAACACAATAGTCTTCCATCTCTTGTGACCAGTCCTTCCAATCTGTATCTTTACTGAAAGAACCTTTGTACTCATGAAGCCGATAACCGTAGGACTCTAAAGAGTGGCGTCCATATAGTTGAACTGGCATGTGTTTTGGTTGATTCTTTTTATCAAGTGCCAACATGTCTGGATGAAACAGTCTGCTGAGAATCAGTGTGTCTACAACATCAGGTGGCTTAAAGAATCCATAGAGTTTTTGAATGGCAGGTATATCAAAAGAGATGATGTTATGTCCAGCTATTCGATCTGCTTCCTCCAACATTGTAATACCACGGGTGATTGGCTCTTTAGTACCAACATCGTTGAATACATGTGTCTCGTCATTGTTTGTATCGTAGATTGCAAGGCAATGGATTGAGGTAAGATCATGTAAAAGACCGTTTGTTTCTAAATCAAAAATCAGCATCCTCACCTCTGTGTACACACAGCTGTTGATGGTCCATGAAATGTACAGTCTGTACAAAACAAAAGAAACCAACAATGAACAATGTTAACCAACAAAGCAGATCCTTACTTGTTGTTCCAAACATAAGTCTTATCTACAAACTTAGCTTTGGCTACCATCTCAGGTGTTGGAGGATTAGGTGGTTGTACTTTAGAAATCTGGTGTACCGAAGTCTGTTGTTGCGTTGAATTCCTTAGTTTCATTTTGCTCTGTAAATTTGCAAGTGTTTATGTCGTATGCCAGGCTGCAGGCGACGCCAGTTTCGCCTGAATATCTATTTTTGAGGACTCTAACAGTTGTATCAGAGTGTTGAGATCCACTCTGTTGATCTCTTTCGAGTCCGATAACAGCATCAGAAAGTTGTGCAATCGAGTGACTTCCTCTAAGTTGTCCAAGCGAAGTCCTCGCTCCCTCTTCATGTCCATGATCTCCTTGTGTGCGTCGTAAATGTGACACAAGGAACAGGCTGATACCTGTACGCTCAACAAGTGAACGTAATCGTGTCATGGTGGTATCAATCATGCGTCGTTCTTCACCATCAAGTCCACTCAATAGAATGGATAAGTGGTCAAGAAAAACAATCTTACAATCCAAAGCACTGCTAAGATACTCAACACGATTGTAGATAACAGAAGGATCAAAGCTACCAAAGCCATCATAAAGATAAAGATCCCACTTACCTAAAGTATTTGCGTAGATCCCATCAAGTGTGGCTTGATCGTATTCACGCATGTGCAGTGGCTTACCTGATGCTACTGACATCAGACCTAAAGCTGTTCGCCTGTTTGATTCTTCAAGTGCCAAGTAACCAACCCGTTGGCCTGCTTGTAGAAATCCAGTCGCAAGCTGCCGACAGAACGTGGACTTTCCTCCACCTGTCGCTGCAGTAATCGTAACAAGCTCACCGTGTCTTGCACCATGCAGGATTCGGTTGAGTCCACTAAAAGGATACTCATAATCACAAGGGGGTTCGGGAGTAGTGACAAGATCACGTAGCGTTTTACCGTCTACAATCCCATCGGGTTGGTACTGTACGTGTTCGTAGTTACATACAGCTCTGATAGCTTCTGTATCTTCTGCCTGTAAAGCCTCTGAGGCGTCCTTGTAAGCCTCTAGAAAGCCGATGAAAGCCTTGCCAGGTGGTAACACACTGGCAGCCTCTTCAGCCGCCTTCTGGCCTGCCTCATCGTTATCAAAGAACAGGACAATCTTATCGTAGTAGTTTACCCATTCATAGTTGTTTTGAATGGCTTTCTTAGCAGCGGCTGCACCATTAGGGATACTAACGACATCCCAATTTGGTTGTGCTTCCCACACTGACAACGCATCCATCTCCCCTTCGGTGATGACAAGCTTCTTTGTCTTTGTGGTGGTCTTGTGTCGAAACAGTTGCATACCATACAACGTGTTGACCTTACCTTCGCACTTAAAGTCCTTACCTTTACCTCTTACCTTTGCTCCAACAAGCGTTCCACTGCTGTCGTAATAATAGAAACGTAGTTGTTCTCCATCTCTGTAACATTTGAACTTCTCACATGTTCGCTCAGAGATTCGACGCTTTTGCAGCCGTCCGGCTGATCCTCGTAGTTCAACATTGGTGCTCATTGTATGGTGGTTAACAGTGCCGTCACCGTGTACATAGTGGTGACAAACAAAACAAAAAGTGTGGCCATCAGAGTAGATACTGTTAGCATCAGATGAGCCACACTGTGGACAGGCTTCATGCCTTACGAACTCACTTTCTAAATCAACCACTTCAGAGGGATACTTGACCATGAAGTCCATTTGATTCCATGTTTATCGCACCACTGTGCGTATGTGGTTTTTGATTTCTTTGATATTGTATTGAAAGGTGCTTGAAAGACCATACGAAGATCAATGTCAGGGTTTTGTTTGATAACCTCTAAGATCTTCTTACGGTCCTTACTATCCCAGTACCCCTTTGTCTCCAGCCAAATACCATTTGGAAGACAGAAGTCTGGTGTGTAGTTGTGCTGGATGACGTAGGGAACTTTTACTGCTTCATATTTAAACTCAACAGAAAGCTCACCAAGCAGATCAGCAACTTGCTTTTCCAGCTTGGATCGATAAGCCATCAGTCATCAATGGCTTTTTCTACGATCTCTTCGACAATTTCAGATACAGCACGACGCATCTCATACTTAAAGTCAGAGCGGTCCGCTTTGTATCGCGTGACTGTGATTTTGGGAAGCTCAACGGTGAGCGTCCCTTCATAGAGACCAAGTTCTTGGTTTTTAGTTACGTTGAATTCCAACATCAGAAATCATCCTCATCAATTACTTCTTCTTTTACTGTGACATTTGGATCACCAGATTTAAACCCGTTTGTCTTGCCAAACAGTTCAGCAACTTGAGCTTCGTCCAGATCACCAGTGTCAACACCAGCTGACCCATTAACAGTAACAATCTGAATGCCTTGCAGCTTCAGTGAGGTACCGTATGTGACTCCATCCTTAAGGATGTAAGGCTTTTGATAGAATGCCAGCTTGACTTTAGATCCTGCATAAACAGGAGTGTTGGTGTCAGTGACAGGGGTGCCTTCTGTGTCTACCACAGGAGGTTTAGTCTCGTCATTCCAAGAGAACTTGACTTTGTACTTACCTTCAGCAACTTCCTCCCAAGGCTCAGGCTTAAGAGTAGATCGCTTTGGGTTCTTGAGTTTTGACTCAGCCCACTTAAGGGTTTCAGTACGATCAGCATCCAGTTTATCTACAATGTCGTCACCGACAATAGCAGACAATGAATACCCAAACTTGCTGGGTTTAAGTACAGCCTGATAACCTTCAAGAACAACAGGCTCAGGGGTGATAAAGGTGGTGCGTGCCATTAGCAAAAGAAATAAGTAGATTCAATCACTGATTCCGGTTCAAGGTCATCAATGATCGGTGGTTTGGTGGTTGCGCCGACTTGTTCGGCCCATTCGTTTAGATAGTCATGCTCCGCAAATAGGTGCATGTAAGTTTCACGTACGATTGCTGACAGAATAGACATGTCAGTAGCACGACATAAAACCGAATCGTGTATGAGGGCCAGCGGTGCGTTGAAGCGTAGTGCAGAAATGTGGAGTAAGCTTGCATCGAGAGAATGGATGAGGTTAGGTGCTGTTGCGTTCTTGTGGTGTAGAAGATCTACTTCAGAAGACTCTCCAACTGCAACTGATACTTTCTTGACACATCCTAGTAGTTTAAGCTGTAGCTTCTCTACTTGTGGTTTCATCAGCCGTTGCGTGACTGTGAAGCCTGATGGTGTAGTCCAGCTAATCTCTGTTGCACCAGCTTTGATAAGCTCAGCAACAGTAGACTCAATCCATTTCATGACAGCCATGGGACCAGGTACGACCTCATCCATAGCTTGTCTAACAGCAGACACAACTTTAGTTAATGTGTCCTTGTCAACTTCAATGTTCTTCTCAGCCAGTGCTTCCTTGATGTAACCCCTGTTGCTAAATGGTTTAGCATTGTAGGGTACGGTCATAACTGTACGCTTCGTACACTTACGATCCCATACATCATGTAGACACTCAGGAATGTTAGGCTTACTAACCTCAGCAATTACTTTGTATGCGTCTTGTGGCCTGTCACTAGGTAAGACATTAACGAGCCTAGCTGTTGACGAATCTCTAGCAAGACCAGCCAGAATCTGCAGACCAGAGCAGGTCGCATCAACAGCAATAGGCAAGCCAGTGTGATGCCGATCACACATAATGACACAAGCATAGTACTCCTCACAAGCAGCTAGGAATTGCCAAGGTTCATCTGCACACTCCCATTCATGAACATATCCAATGGGATCAGTTGCAATCTTTGTTATCAGTTCGTGGTTGTCTTCTGTCCACTTGATACGTTCTTTGATGGGTGCTTTGTCAAGACCACGTTGTGTTGCAACGTGAAACTTTAACCAGTCAACAGCTGTCTCATCTACAAA